CGCAGCTTATTCTGATGGAACTAACATGAGTGAAATTTCATTGAACACTTTAGGTGGAACAATTGCAACAGCTCAAATTGAAGCCTCAGCAATTACAACTTCATTGATTGCAAACGATGCTGTAACTACAGACAAAATTTTAAATGCAAATGTTACATCTGCAAAGATAGCCGACAGCAATGTTACAACCGCAAAGATAGCTGACGATGCAGTAACAGCTGATAAACTTGCTAACACTGCAGTAACTGCAGGATCTTATACAACAGCAGATATTACAGTTGACGACCAGGGTAGAATTACTGCTGCATCTACTGGTGTTGCTGGCGGAGCTAATATGGTTACAAAAGTTTTAGTTAAAGGTCCTGCTAGTGGAACTTATAATGCTGACCCAGCTGCTACTAAATTCCAAGCGTTTTTATCTGGCGGCGGTGGCGGTGGCGGACAAGGAAACGGGGGACTTCCTGGTGGACAAGGTGGACAAGGAGGCTTTGGATTTTTTAGCGGAGCTTTGACAGGAGGATCATCTTATTCTTGGTCAGTAGGTGGTGGCGGATCTTCAAATAATTCAAATAGTGTTCCTAGTCAAGGTGGAAATCCTGGCGGTGGTTCTAATATTACTGGATTAGCTGTTGCTAATTCTGGTGCAGGCGGTAATGGCGCTCCCAACTCCGCTCCCGGCAACCCGGGTGCTTCAGGAAGTGCACCAGGCGCTGATGGAAATGTATCAGCAAATAGATCAGTATTATTTGGTGTTGAACCAGGTGTAGGAAACGGTGGAAATGGTTCAAATAAACGTCCACAACAAGGAAGTCCCCCTACTCTATCTCCTTCAAATGGTGGACAGCCAGGTGGGTTATGGTTAACGGTGGATGAAGGATAATTTATGGCTAAAGTAATTTTATCAAATGGTAGTGTTTACAAAATATCAGCTGACTCTGATATATCAAGTCACCCTGTAAATGATGTTCACACGCAAATGGATTTAACAAACGATGATTTTAATTCTATAAGGTTAAATCAAAAAGATATATCTGTGTCAGACGGTGTTTTAAATACTGCAGACATGGAATACAATTTTCAAAATGAAGAAGAACTAAAACATTATATAGACTGTGTAATAAAAGATTTAAATAGTTTTTTAGCTAATGATTCTAATTCAAGTAATCCTATGTTTAATGGTTTACAAACTTATAGAACATTTTTAAATCAATTTGATGTATCAACAATAACATTTCCCTATGAAAAATCTTGGGAAGAATACTGTAATGATAATTCAATAACATTTTTTCATCCTTTACAAATACCTTAATTAAGTTATAACGTATTGTTATGCTTAACAATATAATAGAGTTTAGCTCAGATGAAAGAATTATTGAAGATAAAGAAATTCATCCTATTCCTTGTAAATTAAATATACCAAAATGGTTTAAAGAACTTGAACACGATGTAGTAGAAAGAACAATAAAAGGTTGTGTTCCGTTTTTAGAAACTCTAACAACTGGTTATTTATTAAAAACTGCAACAGACATTCATATAAAACATAATGTTATTCAAGGAAATAAAAAAGTTTCTAATTTAAGTACAGGTTTTCATCAAAGAAATAATTTAAATTTAAATACTACCGATGACCTTGATGCACATCCTATTAAACAATTAGGTAAATGCCCTTTTATACAAAAAAATAAAAACCTTCCATTTCAAAAAATTCTAAATCCTTGGAAAATAAAAACACCTCCCGGTTACTCTTGTCTTTTTTTACCTCCTTTAAATAACGCAGATGATAGGTTTTCAATTATACCAGGTATAGTAGATACAGATAACTTTATGGAGTATATTAATTTTCCAATAATTATGAATGGAGATAAATATCCTATTCTTGAAACAACAATAAAAATGGGTACTCCCTACGTCCAAGTCATTCCTTTTAAAAAAGAATCTTGGATAATGAAAATAGGAAAAGATAATAGAAAAGATAAAATAAAATCTTTGTATAAATTACACCGAAAAATAATTCATAGCTATAAAACAACTTGGTGGAATAAAAAAACATGGAAATAAATTTAACAACACCAATGAATAATTTAAATTCCTACATAATGATTTTTAATAATGTGTTAAGTAAAAATATTTTAAATACTTTTAAAAAAATATGTCGTAGCGATTTAAATTATTCAAACGGTGCGATTGTTCAAGGAAAAAATGAAACAGTGGATAAAAACGTTAGAAATGTAGGTGTTTACAGTCTATCAGCTCTTGATCATAGCTTAACGATGACTCATTGGGCTTCTTATTTACAAAATATTTTTCAAGAAAAATTAAATGAATATAGTTCCAATTTAAAAATTAATCAAAACGTGTCTATTTTAGATATACAAATTTTAAAATATGAAACTGGAGGTCATTATCAAATGCATACTGATCATGGTCCAACAACTCCTAGAACATTAAGTTTAATTTATTTTGTTAACGATGATTATGAAGGAGGTAATTTATCTTTTGGACTGTGCAATTCAAAAGGTACTCTTGAAATAGAAAAAGTTTCTAATCGATTAATAATATGGCCAAGTAATTTTATGTACCCACATACGGTTACTCCTGTTACAAAAGGCGAAAGGTATTCGGTAGTATCGTGGGCATTATAGGTAAAGATTTTTTATATAAAAAAATAAGTAATTTTATTTCACAAGATGAAATTAGATTACTTGGTCAATATTGTGAAATCAAACATAGATTAAATAGTAGAAATTTTGATCGTGGTCAGACCAGCCTTACAGCAGATACTTATTTTTACGGAGATCCTTTGATGGATAGTTTAATGCTCCAAAAACAAAAATTAATGGAAAAACAAACAGGAAAAAAATTATTTGCTACTTATTCATATTTTAGATTATACACTAAATATGCCACACTTGCAAAACACAAAGATAGACCTTCTTGCGAAATAAGTGTTTCAGTTAATATTGCTAGTGATAAAGATTGGCCTTTAATTATAGAGGGCAAAGAAATAATTACGAAACCTGGAGAAGGTGTAATATATTTAGGAGAAAAATTATTTCATGAAAGAAAAGAATTTACAGGGGATTATTGTTTACAAACTTTTTTACATTACGTAGATCAAAATGGCTTGAATAAAGATTTTTATTGTGATAAAAGAAAATATTGGGGGATAGAGATTGAATGAAATTTATACAAAATTTAAAAACTGGTTCTTGTGATTTAATTTTTTCAGAAGAAGAAATTAAAACTTTAAATAAAAACAAAAAATTACATTTTGATCCTGAGTCTTTAAAACATTTTGGTAATTGTTTAGTTAGAATAGTAGCTCATTGGAACTTGTCCTTAGATAAAGATTTAAACAATAAAATGACAGATAATAATTCAAGTATAGATTTAAGTGATTCAACACTAAAAAATGATTAATGTAGTAAATAATTTTTTAGATAATAAAGAATTTAACGAACTAAATAATAGAATAAAACATAAAAACTTTCCGTGGTATTTCGATAGTGAACAAGAATTATTCTATCATGAATTAGTGATAGTTAACAAAAAAGAAGATTTATTTATACAAAGTCCATTTGTAAACCTAATAACTCCTTTTATTAATTCTTTAAAAATTAAAAAAATAAATTTGGCTAAATTAATTTTTAGAAAAAAAACTAATAAAATTTTTAATTATGGAGTAATAGAAGATGTAGTAGAGAATGATCAACTTTACGAAAATAATATGACAAGTTATTTTTTTTTTAATTCTTGTAATGCATATATACAATTAATTAATTACGATAAAGTTGACTATGTAGAAAATAGAATGTTAACAATTCCAAGAAAGTTTCCTCATTTTACAACATCACACACAGACATAGAATTTTGTGCTGTATTAATTATTGATTATACTATTTAACTAGGTTTAAGTTAAAACTAAGACCATATTTTGTGATATCTTGTTGTCTAGAACAACCGTGTTTTAAAAAACCAGAAAAAAGAGCAAAGGAACCTTTTTCTGGTTTTACTATTTGATTTATATCTTTAAATTTTAATAGCTGAGAATTTTCGTTTAAATATATAACACCAGATATTAAACTAGGAAAATGATCATGGGTTATTGTTCTACTTCCTAAAGAACATTCAAAACCCCAAGCGTCTGCTAATTTATAGCTAGGTAAAGAAAAATTTAAATCTATATAATCTAAAAATTTAAACAATATTTTATTAAATTCTATATCTGTATTAAAATATTGCCAACTTGTTTGGTTACCAATAATATTGGTTTTAAAATTCATATTGCCTTGTTCAAGGCAGCCTTTTTTTATTTTTTCTATAAAATATTCTGAGTCTATATCTATATTTCCTTTTATAAAAAAATAGTCTTGATCAATTTTACTTTGAATTTCTTTCACTATTTCCATAATTATTTCCAGTTTAAATTAATATTAAAACGAGCTTGTGCATCTGTGCAAGTTGTACTTGAATGAGGTGTAGATGGATCAAATAATACAATGCGATTTTCTTCAGCTTTTACAAATTCATTTTGTATAAAAGTACCACCATCACAAGAATTTAAAGAGAAAACTGCTCCACAATGTGAAAAGGGGTAGTCTTGATGTTCATTGTGTTTTATTAATTTTTCAGTTCTAGTATAGCAATTTACTTTAACTCTTCTTAAAAACCAAATACCTAATTTTTCTAATAAAGGAAGTACAACTTTAAAATGATTGCTGTGAACAACATTATGATCATAAAGAGTATGAGTAAAATAAAAATCATTTGTTTTCTCGTTTTCATAAGCAATAGTCGAACTAAAAAAATATGGAAATTCTGGTGAAAGAAAAAGCTTTTTTATATTTTCAAAGTCATTTTTATCGAGAAAATTATTAATTAATTCCATTTAAATACTATAATATATTGATACTTTCATTCTTACAAAAACTAATATATAATACACTATATGCTACAAAAATTAAATTTCAAGCCTGGTTTTAACAAAATGGTCACAGATTCAGGAGCTGAATCTCAATGGGTTGATGGTGATTTTGTTCGATTTAGATATGGACTACCTGAAAAAATAGGTGGCTGGCAACAATTAACAGCTGCATCTAAAACATTACCTGGCGCTGCTAGAGCGCAACTATCTTGGACTTCTTTGACTGGTGAAAAATATGCAGCGATTGGTACATCACAAGGTTTATTTTTATATTATGGTGATGATTTTTACGACATTACCCCTTTAGATACAGCAATCACTGGTGCTGATTTTGATGCATCAACAGGTTCACCAACAGTTACAGTTAACAAAACTAGTCATGGTTTATCTGATGGAAGATATGTCACATTTTCTAGTGTTACGGTTCCAACGGGTTCAGGATACGCAACATCTGATTTTGAAGACAATACTTTTGAAGTATTAAATTCAACAGATGATACTTTTGAAATTACAATGCCTACTAATTCAGCAGGCACGACTTCTGGAACTGGGTCTGCAGAAATTGATCCTTATGTAATTGTAGGTCCGACTTTCCAAACTTCAGGTTATGGTTGGGGTACTTATTTATGGGGAGATTCTACCTGGGGTACAGAGCGTACAACTAGTACCGTGGTTCTGGATCCAGGCTTCTGGAGTCTAGATAATTTTGGTCAAATATTAGTTGCAACTATTCACAATGGTAAAACATTTACTTGGGATGCAGGAGCATCTAATGCGAGAACTATTAGAGCAACAGTTATGAGTGGTGCACCTACTGCATCAAGATTAACACAAGTATCAGACAGAGATAGACATGTGTTTCATTTTGGAACAGAAACAACCATTGGTGATCCAACGACACAAGATCCAATGTTTATACGATTTTCAAATCAAGAAGATTTTAACACTTATGCTCCAACAGCAACCAATACAGCAGGAACATTTAGGGTAGATAAAGGAAATGAAATTGTAGGAGCAGTGTCTGGTAAAGATTATACATTAGTATTAACAGATAGTTCTGCTTATGTAATTCAATTCGTTGGTCCACCATTTACATTTTCAGTTAAACAAGTTGGTACAAATTGTGGATTGATTGGTCAACATGCACTCGCTTATTCTAATGGTGTTGTCTTTTGGATGTCAGGTGAAGGTGGATTTTTTATGTATGATGGTACTGTTAAATCTATACCATGTTTAGTTGAAGACTTCGTGTTTACAACTACAGGAGATAATTTAGGTATTAACTATGATGCAGCTCAAATTATATATGCAGAACATAATACTTTATATGGTGAAGTAAATTGGTTTTATGCAAAAAATGGTTCTGATCAAATTGATAGATGTGTTACATATAACTACGGAGAAAACTGCTGGACAACTTCATCATTGGCTAGAACATCTTACATTGACTCAGGTGTATTTGATTTACCTTATGCAACCGAATATAATTTAACGGCTACACCTAATTTTCCAATACAAGGAATAACAGATACTTATGGTGCATCAACTTACTATGCTCATGAAATTGGAACAGATCAAGTCAATTCATCGGGAACAACTTCTATTGATGCATTTATACAATCAGGAGATTTTGATATATCTGCAAGACGTAGCGCGTTAGGTGGTACAACCGGTCTTGCTGATTTAAGAGGCGATGGTGAGTTTATTATGTCTATGAAACGATTTATACCTGATTTTAAAGTATTGACCGGTAATTCAAAAGTAACATTGTTATTAAACAACTATCCAAGTGACACAGCATCTAGTTCACCTCTTGGACCATTTACAATTACCAATTCTACTGATAAGGTAGACACTAGAGCTAGAGGAAGATTACTTGCAATTAAAATAGAAAATGATGCTATAGGTGAAACTTGGCGTTATGGAACATTAAGAGTAGATATTA